ATAAAATAAATTACGGAGGGCAGGAATTTATTCCTAATAAAAATCCTTTCGTTGGAGATTCAGTAGCTATATAAGGAATAGGATGTTTGCATTTTTAATCAAATTAGCAATAATGGTCGCATTGGCTTATGTCTTAAGACCAAAACCAGTGACGCCAAAACCACCAAGAGCAGCGGGAATAGAGGAGTTTGAAATCCCGACAGCAGAAGAAGGACGACCTATACAGGTTCTTTTTGGTAAAAGACGAGAAAAAGGACCGAACGTCGTTTGGTATGGTGATCTTAAGTCAAATGCGATTTGGAGATAAAGAGTCGTGGGATTTTTAGGTAGTAGCAAACCGAAACCGCAAATCGTAGGATATAAGTATTCTTTAGGAATACATTTTATTCTCGGTTATTCAAATGCAGATGGTGTAAAACAAATCTGGGTTGGAGAAAAGTGTGTCTGGCCAACTCCTAATAATCCTAATGTAGAAGCGGCAGATGCAAGTGCTAATGATGAAACAAAATCTATAAATGCTCCTACAATTTTTGGGGGAACAGAGGTAGGGAAAGAAGGAGGAGTAAAAGGCTCTGTAGATATACAATATGGAGCAGCTAATCAAGGAAAAAATTCTTATCTTATGTCTCGTCTCGGTACATATATATCTGCGTATAGAGGTCTTCTTAGTCTAATTTTGAAACAAGTTTATATAGGAACAAGTGCTTATCTCAAACCTTGGAGCTTTCTTATAAAGCGGACTAATAAACTTGTCAGTGGAGCAGCTCAATGGTACACGACTGGCAATAAGCATATAATTCGTCCGGGGGAACTTACTGGAGATGATCTTAATGCGATTCATATAATACGAGAATGCTTGATAGATAAAGAATTTGGATTAGGATTTAGTGAGGGTGATACCAATGATGAGAATTTTAAGGCTTGTGCAGACACACTAAAAACAGAAGGTTATGGTTTGTCAGTTATCTGGGATAGCAGTTCTGCTGTAGAAGATTTTATTGATAGGACTTTAGAAATCGTTGCTGGTTCTCTCTTCCAAAATTTATCAACAGGAAAGTGGGAAATAGCATTGACCAGAGATGATTATACCGTTGAGAATTTAGAGTCTTTTAATGAAGATCAAATTATTGAGATTGAGGAATTTAGCAGACCAGGATACGGAGAAGTTGTAGATCAAGTGACTGTAAATTGGCACGACAAAATTTGGAATAAAAATAGATCTGTAACTATTCCTAATCCTGCTATGATAATAAAACAAGGCGGGAAAATAATAGAGAAAATTTTTAACTATTATTCTATCTGCAATAAAGAGCTTGCGAATAAAGTTGCCAGTCGAGAATTGCAATTAGCTACTTCTATGCTGGCAAATATGCGGATAAAAGCAAATCGCCAAATGTCACATCTAAAACCAAATGATGTATTCAAACTCTCGTGGAGTAATCTTGGTATTGTAAATATGGTCGTAAGAGTTTTAGAAGTCAACTACGGGAATTTGGCTAAGAATGAAATCGTGCTTAACTGTTGTGAAGATGTTTTTGGAACAGTTTATACTGTCTATGAAGATCCGCCAGATACGCAATGGACAGATCCCGTCCACGATCCAGTAGATACAGATAATAGATTCTTAATGGAAATTCCTTTCTGGCATTTATGTAATCACGTTTTCGGGCAAGATATTGTAGGAACTTTAGATGATGATATTGCTTTTATGTTCGCAATGGCTGCAAAACCAACAACGACTCCTGATTCTTATGAATTTAATCTATTAGTAAAATTCAGTCCAAGTTATGATTTTGATAATGAAGGTTATGGCTGTTTTACTTCTACAGCAACTCTAAAGAATAATTTAGAGAGATTAAATTCTGAGAGTGATTGGATAGAGTTAGAGAATGTTCAGGATCTCGATCTAATTTCTGAAGGCACTTATGCTATTATAGAACATCCTACTGATGATGAAGAAAGTGAAGTTGTGCTTATATTAGCAGTAGATGATTCTATAGATGCAGAAAAAATTAAAATAGCCAGAGGTATTTTAGATACAAAACCCTCTATTCATTCTGCTGGAGATAGAATTTGGTTTGTAAGTTTCACAGATTATACTATTCCTGTGGTCTGTAAAGATTTTACGCAGGGTGATAGTCCTCGAGTAAAATTTCTAACAAAAACCGGAAAAGGAATATTAGCGGAGGGAGATGCAACTGAAGAAAACACTACTCCCACTTATCTTGCTTTTAATAGCAGAATGATTCGACCTTATTTGCCAGGAAATTTCAAAATTGATAGTAGAAGCATTAAGACATTATTCTTCCACGATGATTTAGATTTAACTTGGAACCACCGAGATCGCACTCATCAAGATCAAATAAGGACTCTGGTAAAACATATCTATGCTGGAGATTATGGTCAAGAAGCTGGAGCAACTTATACTCTACAAATTTGGAATGAAGCTGGAACTGTGATGGGAAGAGAGGAGACTGGCTTAACAGGTAAATCATATACCTATACAGAAGCGATGGAGATAGCAGATTTTGGATCTACGCAAGATAAATTGAGAGTCAAACTTTGGACTGTTCGTGGTAGTTATATATCTTGGCAGATATATGATCTTATAATAAAGAGGCTCAATATAAAAGGAACCTGTACTGCACAATCTGGAGTCACAGGAACTCTTAGAGTTGCTAATGATTGGTTAAAAGGAACTTGTGCTGCACAATCTGGAGCTTCTGGAACTCTAACAGTGACATAATAAAAAAGCCGGAGCATTGCACTCCGGCAGATGAAAATTAGACAATTGAGGAATGTTATAGAAGTGATAAATAGGCAAAGAATGTGATGGTCACGGCTGCGTATTCGATACCAGCTTTATTACAAAGCCATTCGATTAGACTGATTGATTCTTGATTTTTAGTTCTCATTTTAATTCCCCTCAATTATTTACTTTTGTTTTAACTATATAAAGTATAACGTATATTAGATGAAGTGCAAATTTTTTCTATGAATTATTCTAAAAGCAAGGATTTTTTCTTAGAAGCTGAGAAATGCGGGAATAACCATTTTACAGGCTAATTCTGGTCACAGTATCTATAGATTTAAGCCGTCTTACAGGTAGATAGGTGCTATGGCAGGTAGATATCCCGTACAGAGGCGATGCTGTGACCGTAAAAAATGGTTCTCATAAGTGCTTATAAATACTGGACTTACAGCGATAGAAAAAATTTTTATTTTTCGCTTGCATTATTTTGGCTGTGTGTTATACTTTATATAGTTAGGTGCGTTAGAAAAGTAATAAAAACAGAAACGGAGAAAAATGACAACAAAGATCCCTGCATTTCCAATTCTTGAACCTTTGTCCCGAGCGACAGCTACAACGCTCAAAGAGGTTCCTCTTCAAGATACAGATTTTCTCGAGATCGATGTAGATGACAAGGCGGAGCATTTCATTGTAGAAGCTGTTTGCCTTAAACGATGTCCTAAAAATGTTCTACCGAGCGACGAAGTAGTTTATGTCACAACGCCAGAGGGAGCTTATTTTAAGGACGATATTTATTATCATTCTCCCAGTCGTAATGCTGCTATTACTTGGGTTCGCAGAGTTCCAGAGCGGAAGGAAGCAGGTTACGGGAAATGGAGACTGGCAGGAACTGATTTTTCTGCTTTGATAATTCATCACGTTTGGGATCATCACAAATTAATCTTCAAATCTGAAGAGGCAGTTCTTCTTTATACATTTTTATTGAAGAGGTTCCTCGGTCAAAGTAAAAATGCCGTAATTGTAGGTGAATGGAAACTGAATAAAACGGCTCCTAAAATGCCAGATGATTTTATTGAGCATCCAACTCTTCCTCTGTTTGATTTTCAAAAAGTTGCATTACTGGTAAGTTTGAATAATAATTCTTATTGTCTATTTATGGAACAAAGAACCGGAAAAACTCCAGTTGTTATCAATAGAGTCTGTTTAGAGGGAGCAAGGAAAAGAGCTGGCAAGCTCATAGGAGCTGAGCAAGGAATGTATCGTGCTTTAATTTTAGTTCCACAACAGGTAAGGATAAATTGGGAGCGAGAGTTTGAGCGATTCGCTACTGTTCCGGGTAAAACTTCCATTCTTCGTGGTGGTAAAATTACTAAAATAAGAGCATTGATAGACGGTATCCGTTCTGAAGATGATTGTGCTTGGTCGGCTTGTATTTTATCCCTTGATTCTATAGGTTCTATTTGGGAAGCTT